GAACCATCTATTAGACTTTTCTTCACAGAAAGAACCACCTTTTCTTCATTTGACAAATCGTGATAGACAATTCAAACAATTTAAAGCCCAGTGTTTAATGGTCTTAAGGCGCATTAAATCGTTGATACATTACGCAAAACAAGGGTTTTGCGAATAGTTGTAAAATACGAATGGAATTGAACGAACAATTCAAACAATTTATCAATGTTCAAAGCATGATTCTGCATGGAGGGGGAGGGGGTTTGATAGGTTGAGAAAATCAGCGCTACTAAGTCCTTTAAATATCCTCAAAAACAAAAAGAGATTGGATGGAAAAGTATGAGAGTAGTATCACAAAGCAAAGACGTTTCGCTTGATTTTGACCGAGCGGTATTCACAGCAAATCATGGAATGATAACTGCTATGGTTGATGGAAAAACGTTTACCATTGGGACGTATGCAAATTTAGGTAGAGAAAAAGAAGTATTCTCTGATATGCACAAGGCATTTTCGGCTTTTCAAGTTATTAGCACAAACATGGATAAACAACAGGTGGCCGAAATGTTTGCAGTATCTAAAAACATATCGATCAGATGCGTTGATATGAGTGATCCTTGTATGGGAATAACTGTATTTGATAACATGGTCTATTACATGCCGGAAAAGTAGTGTTAATATAGCGCTATCGCCAAGCGGTAAGGCACTGGATTTTGATTCCAGTATTCGCAGGTTCGAATCCTGCTAAAGAGACTTGTGAGAGGAAAACAACCATGGTAATTATTAAAACGATTATATCGACGCTGGATGTTATTTTTATGCTGATACTATTTGTATCTGGCAGAGAATCCAAAGACAAAGAAACAGCAATTGCATTATGGGTACTTGTGATGTTGCTGTTGCTGAACATGTTTCTGATGTGGAGGTAACAGAATGTTTTATAGTCCAATATTTGGTATTTGCTTTTAGCTGCCTATCATTTGTGCAGAGGAAAGAATACATATAACAAAATCAAAAGGACCGGACAGCACCGGAGATTTGCTCGATCTGGATAGTGACGCTGAGCACCAGTCTGAGAAGTCGGAGCATCCAGTATAGCTTAAGTCCACTGGCATTCGGTTTTTGCAAGAAAAAACTCGGCGCAAGCAATTATTCGGTGTTAGTGGACGTCGGCAAAATAAAAAGATCAAAAATACTATCATAAGCGGCGCGCTATGCGCGCTGTGACGGAACGTAGCTCAGAGGAAAGAGCAATCTTTTCATTCTTCCATGCTCTAATGAATTGATAGCCGCAGGTTCAAGTCCTGCCGTTCCGATTGAGAGATAGGTTTAAAGCTTATCTCGGAATACGAAAAGTTCGTATTTCTCCTTTCGCCACTAGGACGATTCTGTTAAGGGCGGTGCGAGACCGTCCGGTGGTATTTGCCGCGGAGCGCGGCATTAGGCGTAAGACTATATGGTGATGAATGATGATCGTTCCGTAATTTGCTGACAAGCAATCCATATAGCAGTCAGACTTGATAGTTCGGGTGCCTATCCCACGGTGCCTGAGCTGTCAAAAATACAATTAGGCTGTGGCGGAAAAGGTAGACGCTTAAGCATAAGACAACCACGCTTTGGTTAGGAACAAGTCATTGAATCAACAAGGCAATGAAGGAACCTGTTAAGGGTGTTACCCGTTGTGGAAAGTCGTTGTTATGTGAGGTGCAAATCCTCACCAGCCTATTTTCTGTGATATCACACAGGATAGTGCAACGCATGGCACGAAAAATATGATTGCTAACCGTCTGAGGGCGGTTTTGGGGAAGCGGCAACGATTGGCGGTGTTGCGGCTGACTGTAAATCAGTTCCCAAGTGGTAAACACTGGAGGTTCAATTCCTCTCTTCCCCACTTAAACATGATTACCTCGGTGCGAGCATGGTGCAGAATGGTGGTTCGATTCCACCTGTGAGCGTAGCCCAGCAAAAAGGTACTCACCGTTTCTTTACCTATTTCTTGGCGATACAAGAAAATTCGGCAGTGTTCCCATAATTGGAATTGGAGCCGGTTGCTATCCGGTCGGGCGTTTATTCGCCTTGTAGGTTCGAGTCCTACGCACTGCGCTTATCCTTATCTTCACTTAGTCTGGCACTACTGCAATAGTTCAGGTCGATGGAAGATGTATGGATGGTAAGCGGTATCATTGGTAACATAAAACCCTTCCGTGAATAGAAATTGCAGATTTGAAAGCGGTTGGCATGGTTTGGTATGACAAGGTTCGATTCCTTGTGCCGCTATTCGATGGTTGGTATTTTTTACGCAAAATGGGGTGTGAGTATGTATTTTGAATTTGTTTATGTTGGCTATTCAACAAAGCAATGCGTTGAGTTTCTTGATGAAATCAAAGAAAAATTAAAGGCACATGATAAGAATTTTGAATACGACAAAGAACATTTAGTGATTAAGGCTGAATTATTCAAATGCAGTGCATTACCCATATATTCCGGTCGTTTATCCTGTCTTGGCATGGAAAATGCAGAGTATATCTGCAAAGAAACTGCGAGACCAAATGATTATATTCCTTGTCCAGGAGAATGTTTGAAGATAAAAGCCATTTTGGAATATGTTTCCACAAGATTTAGAAAAACTCCAAAAGAAAAGACAGAAAAAGAACTGGAAGAACTGATTGACGTTTTGATTGAGGTGCGGAAATGAGATTATGGAAAATTATTAAAAAAATATTCAAGAAAAAGCAAAAAGCAGATCCTACACCGCGCATTGAGAAAGATACGAAATGCGATAAATGCAAATACTTGCAAGAGTGTATTGACGAGGGGAAAGTCATAGATTGCAGAAATATTGAAGATACGAGAAGCCATTACATTAAAGGTCTTGGTTCTTATGTAAAATGCGATGGTGTTGAGGTGTGAGTATGTATCTTAATGTGTCAGAAGATCAGAAAAAAGTTATTGAATTGCAAGGATATATGGTTGTCGAGTTCAAATTATGGTATCGAAAATTAGGAGAAATGATTCTTGAGTATGCCGTAAAAGTAATTGATACATGGAAAGCAATAGTTTTGTTTATACAAGAACAGGCAATTAAGGCATTCAAGCATATCAAGGATTTTGTGGAACAGCTTTCAAACGAATTGGAGCCATATATGAATTCCTTGGATTATATGGATTGTGAGAAAAAGAAATATCTGTTTGTTCGGTCACTTGGAAGAGCATATGAAGCGAATGTAAGAGGAAAAGTTATTTATCACAGATGCAGGGATAGGTGTTGAAAATGTGTGATTTTTGTAATGGGAAAGAATCATATAAAACTGCATATGGAGAATTTAAAATCAAAAAATTGGGCTATATAAATGTTATTCAATGCCATATTGATAAATGTCCACAGTATGCTAAATGTTGTAGCAATGGAATGAACGTAGCGATAGCAATGGAAATTGAATTTTGCCCGATGTGTGGTAGAAAGTTGGTGGAAGAATGACATGCTATGAATGTGCTTATTTTGGAATTGAATGGAATGAATTTTTGAAAAAAACGATAGAATTTTGTAACCATCCAGAAAAGTATATTCCTCCAGTAGGATTTGCTTATAAAGAACACGATTGCGAATTTTTCAAAAACAAATCTGGGATATCAAAATGGGACTCTTATTCAGAAAAAGAAAAAGAACAGGCATTGAGGTATTTTCGTGAAAACTATCACAAAAATCCTATTGAAGGTTTAACATGCGAGGGGGCTGAAATGAGTTTCATTGAATATCTAAAAAATGTTGATGCAAACTCATAAGGAAGAGAAGGAGTGTATGAAGCATGATTGTCAATATCAATAACAGCACATACGAGATGAACAGCAAACAGTACAAAGCAGTTCTTGATACGGCGAGCAAAGCGGTTACCTGCGGCATATACGCCATTGAGAAGAACAAGGTAGCAATCATGCTTCGAGAGGAATATAAAAGCAAGGAAGAGCTGAAACAGGCAGTTGGTAATTATACGGCGAAAGGGTTCAAGGTGCATTGGAAATGAAGAAAACACGTTCAAAAATCATAATCAAAACTAGAAAAGGCGGTTACACAAAGATTTATGCTAACGGAAAATGGCAAAAGGGAGTGTATAATATTGATTTCCATGCTGACTGCACGCCATTGAGATACCCATACATAAAAATTTCTTGTGAATTTGATAAGTATAAGACTGATAAAAACGGTTCGGTTATTTACGACCCGGAAAAAGAAGAAATTGCAAAAGAACACGTAGTTGCAAGAATTTAGGGAGATATTGTGAAAATATCAGAAATCTCTATTATAACTGCTTTGTAGAAAGTATTGCGGATATTGATTAGATGATATTACCGGCTAACAAACGGAGTTAGTCGCTAACCAACAAAAATTATTGGCAGAGGTCTTAAGGCACTTCTGCTTTTTGCGGAGGTGCTTTTCTTTTGGCAAGTTCAAGCCTAATTTCCACAGTAAATGGATATGAAAATTACATACAGGTGCATGGCGTTGATGAACAGGTAATAGATGCCATGGAAGAAGCGGCAAGGGTAGCCATTCTGACAGAAAAAGATGTTGAGTATGGATTAAAGGTTTCTGCCAGAGCAAAAGAACTGACGGAGCAGTTTATTTTTCAATCTACAGGTGGCACACCATGGGATTTAGAGAAATATTCATTCCAAAACAAGGTATCTTATGAAATTCTGGACAAATATTACGGAATTTTGCTTTTAGAAGCGCAAAACAAAGTTGTGGATAGTGCTTTCCAGTATTTGGAGAAGAAGAGAGAGCCTAAAGAGCGGTTTTACATGCCAAGAAGAAAGCAATTCTTAAAAATCGGACTCATAGATGCGCTGCAAGGCATGATTGATGATAGATATGACATCCTGTGCGTATCACTTGTCCCGGGTGCAGGAAAAACAACGGTTGAAAAAATGTTTCACGCTCTTGTTGCCGGATGGTTTCCGAGAGATTTCAGCCTCTTTTATTCACACAGCGGTGATATTACCAGAATGTACTATGACGGTGTGTACGATATCGTTACAAACGAAGAAGAATATACATGGAATGAAATTTTCCCAAATCTTTCCGTGACAAGCACAAATGCGAAGATGGAGCAGTTTAATGTCGGGAAGTACAAATCGTTTCCATCCGTACAATGTACGTCTGTTGGTAGTAAGAATGCCGGTAAAGTAAGGGCTTCTAAGTTTTTACTGGTTGACGATATGATCGGCGGTATTGAAGAAGCAATGAATCCCATTATCCTTGATAAATTGTGGGATAAATACGCTGTAGATGCCAGACAGAGAAAGATACAGGACACGGACGGTAAGAACTGCAAGGAAATACATATTGCCACAAGATGGAGCGTACACGACGTCATAGGGCGCATACAAAATATGTACGAGGGTAATCCGAGAGTAAAGGTTATTGCGGTACCGGATGTAGACCCAGTTACAGGAGAAAGCAACTTTGAATATGAGTTCTCCGGTTTTACAAAAGAATTTTTTGAAGACCAGCAATTATTGATGGACGACATATCATATAGATGCCTTTACAAACAGGAACCGATTGAGCGTGAGGGATTGCTGTTTCCGGAAGATAAAATACGTCGGTATCTTAATTTGCCGCATGGAGAGCCGGAGATTGTAACCGGCCAGTGCGATACAAAGGGAAAGGGAACAGACTATTTTGTTCTGCCTGTATTGCAAAAATACGGAGAAGATTACTACTGCGTGGATTGTGTTTGCGATAACACGGCAGATTATGAGGTTCAGTATGAAAATGCAGCAAATGTTTTGACAAACAACAAAGTTCAGGAATGTGAATTTGAGAGAAATGCCGGAGGGGACCGTGTCGCAATGGAAGTAAACAAGCGAGTGGAAGCCAAAGGATGGATATGCAATATCACAGATACACCGACGGAGACAAATAAGGAAGCAAGGATTTTTCAGTGCTCAAACTGGATATTGCAGCACGTTATATTTAAAGACCTATCATCATATAAGCCGAATGAGCCATACGGAGTAATGATGTCTCTTCTTAAGAGATATTCAGTATCCGGTAAAAAGCAGTTGGATGATGTGCCGGATGTATTTTCAAACTTTGCGCTTAGAGTGACAAATGGAAATAACGTAGCCAAAGTAGAAGCGGCAGTAAATCCGTTTAGGAGGTATTGATATGGTAAACAAAGATATTTTAAATCAATACTTAGATTTAAGAGAAGAAGTAAAAGAAGTAAGGAATAAAATTGAAAAGCTTGAAAAATACATAGAAAAAATTGAGCAGGAAGGAACGGTTATTGATAGCGTTTCTGGCGGAAATGGTGGAAACCAACATTTTAAAATAGAAGGAATACCATTGCCAGAATATAGGCACAAAAAAACCTTGTTATATTCCAGAAAAACCACCCTCGAAATTTTGGAAAACGAACTTCTTGAAAAAACAAATGAAGTAGAAGAGTTTATTGCAAATATAAAAGATAGCAGAATTAGAAGAATAATTAACCTTAGATTTTTAGAAAATCAATCTTGGAATAAGGTTGCCGACCAAATAGGAGGCAATAACACAGAAGACAGCGTGAGAAAAGCGTTCGATAGATTTATGAAAGAGTAAAGTTGTCCGATATGTCCGTTTTTTTTCTGATATAGTTATAATCGAAGAAAGCAACAAAAGTTGAATACTTCACCTCCCCCAATTTATAAAAGCATCGTAGAGAAATCTCCGGTGCTTTTTCTTTTGCAAAGAAAAGAGGATTTTATGGGATATACACCAAAAAAAATATATTGCCCGCGGTGTGGAAGAAAAGTTGCCACGCACGATGGGCGTTCAACAATGAACATTTCTGTGGAATGTAGGAAATGTCACAAAAAAGTGGTATTTTATCCGGAGAATGAGAAGACGGAATTAAAATCTCTTCCGTTTCGTGCAACATCCAGCGGAATGACCTTTATTTAGGAGAAAAAAATGAGAAATGACAAATCTCTCCAAGACCTTGTTAAAGGCTGTTATGGTAGAAAAATTTTATATACAGATGTTGAAACCATCACAGCAGATAATATTGTCAATGTGGTGGGAGACTGCATCGGAAATTTTTATTACAACAAAACCATCATAGAATATCTTTGGCGATATTACAAAGGTGACCAGCCTGTTTTATACCGTGTAAAGGTGCAAAATGCTGATATTACAAACAAAATAGTAGAAAATCATGCGTATGAGATTGTTCAGTTCAAAGTAGGACAGACATATGGCGAGCCAATACAGTTTATCAGTCGAAAAGATGATGATGAAATTAATCGGGCAGTGGATGCGCTGAATGACTATCTTGTGGATGCGAATAAACAGGAAAAAGACATTAAAGCAGGAGAGTGGCAGTCAGCAACCGGAACATCTTTTAAGGCGGTAAGATTTGCAAATGGAGAAATACCATTTCAAATTGTTGCCCCTACTCCGATGAATACTTGTGTTATTTATAATCGGAGTACGGAAGAACCGGTGATTGCCGTACAGGAGCTTAAGGACGAAGATGGAAGATGGTACAAACTGTGCTATACAGACAATTATTCATGCAAAATTCAAAATGGAGTAGTTTCTGAATGGAAATTGCACGCATTTGGAAGTATACCTATTGTTGAGTTTCCAAATAATCATGAGAGAATTTCTGATATTGAGCTTGTCATAGGTATTTTGGATGCCATAAACAATATGCAGTCAAACAGAATGGATGGAATTGAGCAGTTTGTTCAGTACTGGGTTAAGTTTGTGAACTGTGAAATCGACCCAAAAACGTTTGAAGAGATGAAAATGAGCCATGCTTTGACGGTAAAGTCCAATAACAAGGATAACAAAGCCGATGTTGAGATTATGACGCAGGAACTAAATCAGAGCCAGTGTCAGGTGGCAAAAGATGATTTGTGGGACAATGCCTTGGCAATATTAGCAATACCAAACAGAGAGTCCCAAAACTCTGGAGGAGATACACAAGGAGCAGTATCATTAAGGGCTGGATGGGATTTTTCAAAGACAAGAGCAAAATTAAAAGACCCAATTGTGAAATCGGCAGAGAAGAGACTTGCAAAAGTTGTCTTAAATGTAATACGCGTTAAGGACAAGGATTTGAAATTGTCAATGAGGGATTTTGATGTGCAAATCAATCATAGCCCGCAAGACAATATGTATACAAAGTCGCAAACACTATATCAGCTTTTAGAGTGCGGCATACATCCTCTTATTGCCATTAAAACGGTGGGGCTTTGGGGAGATGCTGAAAAGACATTCCTCTTGTCTAAGCCATATATAGATGCGTTGTGGAAAACCATTGATGATGCAGAAGAGCAGGAACAAAAAGCACAGGAAATTGTAAACCAATTAAATAAACAGCAAAATAAGACAGCTACCGAGTAATCGGTGGCTGTTTTTATTTTATAAAAATTCGCAAAGTTGTGAGCGTAAAAATCAACAGTGTCATTCGGTGTCGTTGCACCGCAAAAATTCGTAAAGACATATCGGAGGTAATCAATGAAAAGAGAAGAGTTAATTGCAATGGGTATCAGTGAGGAAAATGTTGAGAAAATCATTGCTGATTACGGCAGTGCCGTACAGAGAGAACAGGCAAAAGCAGCAGAGCTTAAGGCAAAGGCAGACAGCGCAGATGAGTTGCAGAAAAAGCTGGATGAAATGGAAGCAGGAAACCTCACGGAACTTGAAAAAGCAAACAAGGCGTTAGAGACAGCAAATCAGCAGATTGCAGATATGCAGAAGAAAAACGCCATTAGAGACCAGCGCGAAGCATTGATGGAAAAGTTAAAAATCAATGCAGAGCAGGCAAAATCCGTTGTCAAGGATAATGGAAGCCTTGATTATGACGCTCTTGGAAAGATTACAGCCGAAAAGGAAACCGCGGCAGCGCAGGCAAAGGAACAGGAGATTGCAAATAATTCTGAAAATCCGGGCGGCGGTACTGCAGGTGGAGAAAATAAAAAAACTGCGGACGTAGAGAACGCAGAAAAAATCAGTTTTGGCAAACCTGCAGAAAGTGCAGAAGCCAAAGACCATTATGTTTTATAGGAGGTAAATTATGGGAAAACCGATTGAAAGAGACTTTACACAGAGTAAAGGAATTTTAAAATTCTTTCCTTATGAGGGTGCGGCGTGTATCGTTCCGCAGACAATGGTGTCAAGTGCCGATGCAAACGGAAAGAAGATTGCAAAGGCAGGGACACCGTTCCCAAGCAATGACGAATCTTGCAAAGGGTATCTTCTGGAAGATGTTGACGTAACAATGGGAGATGCGCCTGGAACTTATGTATATCAGGGTTCTATTGACAGCGCAAAGGTAACAGCGAACGGAGTGACAGTGGAAGCAACTGCAAAAGCAGCAACACCGCGTGTTACTTTTTTTGATTAAAAAATGGAGGTATTAGAGAATGGCATTACCATTAGCAGAAGCATTTACCGCAAGAAGTCTTGGGGTTATGTGGAATAATTATGAAAAAACGCTTGGTTCTGCACCTTACTTAGGTAGACAGAAATTTGGAACCAGAAAACAGGACAGCCTTGAACTTAGATTTATCAAAGGGAAAAACGGTCTTCCGGTATCCTTAAAGGCATCCAATTTTGATGCGCAGGCAGAGTTAAGAGATGTCGGTGGATTTTCGGATATTCAGAACGAGATGCCGTTCTACCGTGAATCTTACATGGTAACAGAGCGTGAAGAGCAGGAGTATGCAAATTACCAGTCGGCAGAAAATTCCAACATGGCAAACCAGGTGCTTAGAGAAATCAGCAAAAAACCGATGATGCTTATTGAAGGAGCAAGAGTAGTGCCGGAACGCCAGATTTGGCAGTTATTAGCACCATCTGATGGTATTCCAAGAGTACAGGTAACAATTGGTGGCAAGAGCTACTATGTTGATTATACTTCCGATAATGGAGTATCGCACAAGAGAGACCATTACAAGGATATTTCTGGAAGCGATACCGATAAATGGTCTGCATCCGAAACAGCAACGCCACTTGATGACCTTATCGAGATTAAACGTGAGTTTGCAAAGAAAACCGGATATTCCCTTGCACGTTTTAGCATGAATACAGAAACGTGGGAGATGGTTCTTAAGGCAGAAGACACAAAGAAACAGGTGCTTGGAATTACTGCTTACAATGGAGGTATTCGTTTACAGCAGGGGCAGGTTACAGAGTATCTTAGAGGATACGGCATCGAGATTGAAGTTTACGACAAACTTTACATCGACCCGGCAGACGGTGCCACCAAATATTTTATTCCTACAGGAGTTATTTCAGCGCAGGCATCCGGCGTGTACCTTGGAGATTATGTCTTTGGAAAGACACCGGAAGAGAGAAGCGGAAGTTTAACAGACGGAAACCTTTCTATTGTAGAAACCGGTATTTCGGTGTATACATACGCAACAAATCATCCGATCAACACTCATTGCGTTGTGTCAATGATCGGATTGCCTACTTTTGAGGGCATGGACAGCGTTGTTGTCATGAAAGTTGCGTAGGAGGTGCGGTATGATTGCTGAATACACGGTAAAGCGCAATGGAAAATGGTACAAAGCAGGAGATGAAATCCCGGACATTGTTCTGGGAGAGAAATCTTCCGGAGGGTACACCAAGACAGAGATTAACAGAATGAGCACTGCTGATTTACAGGCACTTGCCGCTGAACATGGGATCGAGGGTGCAGAAGAAATCAGTGGAGCGGAACTGAAACGCATTTTGATCGAGCAGTTCGGATTATAGGTAGGGAAGAATGGACGAATATACAACATTAGAGCAGGTCAAAATCAGACTGAAACAATTTCATATTGAAACCGTTACGGATGAAGATGGTGTTACTTCTGATGTTGTCGTGTTCGACCAGAAAGAAGATAATCCTTACATCGAACAGCTTATCAAGCAGGCAAGAAATGAAGTGGTAAGCAAGCGGAATTACCCGGAAAGCTACACGGATGAAAAAATATCCGAAGACTTGAAACAGTTTGAGGATGTAATCGTCAATTTAGCCTTGTACGACCATTCACAGGCAGGAGAAGCCTATATGGCAAGTTATTCAGAAAACGGCGTAAGCCGTAGCTGGAAAGACAGGGAAAGCTTGTTTGTTGGAGTATTTCCGTTTGTAAAAGCATTCTAACCGTATGGGATTCCATCTGGTTAGAAGATTGTGCGTTACGTTTTGCCGACGTCGGCAAAACGTAGCAGGCGGCACACATTGAGCGGTGGTGGGCGGTGTGCCATAAAAATGAAAGGCGGTATATGATTTGACGATTGAAATATCAACAGCAATCATTATAAGCGTGCTGTCGCTTGGTTTTTCCGTCTTTATGGGCTTGAAGAGCAACAAAAGGACAGACAACACGGATCTTGAAGAACGCGTGAGGGAGAACACACGCATTAACATGAAGTTGGATGCCATTTCAAACAACACGACCGAGATCAAAAATGAAGTTTCAGAGATGCGAAAAGAAATCAATTCTCATGACAACAGGATCATAAAGGTGGAGGAAAGTGTGAAATCGGCTCATCACAGAATTGACGGAATAGAAACCCGTCTTAATGATGAAAAGGAGGTTTAATCATGGATATTATACAGTCGGTAATTGCTAACATGACAATTATTCTGGCAATCATTGGTGCGCTGGCATTTGTTGTGTCTGTGGTAACACAGGTAATCAAAGGTGTAGGCGTATTTTCTAAGATTCCAACGGACATTTTGGTATTTGTTCTTTCTATCGGAATCACGGTCGCTGCGTTTGTGGCATACATGCAGTACATCCAGACATCAATTTTATGGTATATGATCTTGGCAGCTATTATTGCAGGATTTATTGTTGCGTTTGTCGCGATGTATGGCTGGGAAAAGCTTTCTGAGCTGTGGAAGCGGTTCGGCAAGGATGTGAAGTGAAATGCTTGAAATTAACAAGCAAAAAATGAATTATTCGCTACAGATCGGCAAGGTTCCGGTGTATGTGACGGATGAGGATGGAAACATTGAATATTCGTCATATACCGACTCTGATGGAAATGTAATTTATTACCTTGATGAGGATGGAAACAAAATACCGAAAACAACCGGAGAGTATACCACAGGTTATGAGAAGCCTGTGGTTTTTTATTCTTCAATCAGCAATAAGTTGAGTGAAGCACTTATAAAAGAGTTTGGCGTTGACAATTCAACAAACTTTGTTCAGATTGTCGAGGATAAAGGGAAACTTCCATTGAACGTCGGCTCTTTGGTATGGAAACGGTCAGATGTAAGGTACAAAGATGAAGAGAATACAATCGTTGATGAAAATTCGGCTGATTACATCGTAAAAGGTGTCGCAGACGAAGGATTGACGGTTGATTTGTTTTTATTGCAAAAAAATGTGAAGTAGGTGCTGAATGGGGAAGAAAGTAATCACAATGAGCCTGTCTGAAAAGTCTATTCAGAAAGCCATACGAGAGCTTAGGGCCTATCAAAACAGCTTGACATATAAATGTCAGCTATTGGCAGAAAAACTCGCGGAAAAGGGCGTAGAGATTGCCAGAGTGCAAATTGCTGACCTTGACGCAATATTTACATCGGAACTGATTTCAAGTGTTCACGTGGAATATGAAGGAAGCGCTAAGGGCGGCGGGATATGGGCGGTAATAGCCGGTACAGACCATGCCGCATTTGTTGAGTTTGGAACCGGAATTGTTGGACAGCAAAGCCCTTATCCGGGGAAACTGCCAGAGGGTGTTTCGTGGCAGTATGCAAGTGGAAAAACTATCCATCAGATTTCAGATGGAAGATATGGATGGTTTTATCAGGACGACAATGGCGATTGGTGGTTTACAGAGGGAATGCCAAGCCGACCATTTATGTATCTGACCGCAAATGAGTTGCGTCAAATTGTTACACAGACAGCGAAGGAGGTGTTTGGATAATGAAGTACAGGAAAAAACCGGTAGTAATTGAAGCATTTCAGTACGACGGTGATTTAAAGGATAAAAACGGTAATTGGTACGTGCCGAAATGGGCGTCAGAAGCATTTGAAAAAGGCGTTTTGTTTTACCAGAATCCGATTTCAGAAGACGCGCCGCCATGCGAACTTTACATTAAGACGCTTGAAGGAAACCATCATGTTACTGTTGGAGATTATATTATCCGAGGTGTAAGTGGAGAATTATATCCATGCAAGCCGAATATTTTCAAGAAAACATATGAGGTGGTTAAATAATGGCAGACAACCAGTGGGTATTTGATCTTGAAACAAACATTTTTTCTAATGTGGTAACGATTGCCAAACCAAAACTTCAAAAGAAATACAAAAGCATGAACTTTGATGCGGCATTTACAACCGTTGAAAAGAACCTTGATAAAGACCCTGTTTTCCCGACTATTTACATTCACGAGATGCCGGGGCTTGAACGTGGGGCAGATTTAGAGGGCACATCCGTAAATGCGGTGCAGGAAACAATACAGGTTGACGTCATTACAAACACAAAGCAGAGCGATGCAAAAGGGATTATGGCTATTTTAGCTGATGCCTTTAAACAGATGCGATTTCAAATCACAGCAATGCCGGAGTTTAAAAATGACAGTGAGAAAAAATTTAGAAGCGTTGCAAGGTTCCGGCGGATAATCGGAGCCAACGACAGATTGATGTAAAAGAGCCGAAAGGCTCTATTTTTTATGCACCGGGTGCAAAAAGATGCGCCCGATAACCGCATTATTTGGCGGTAGAAAGAGAGGTAAAAATGGCAGAAGCAGGATTGTCTACGTTAGGCATTACGTTTGGCTATGGAACAGAAACCACAGCCGGAACAAAGCCTACATCGTTTAAACAGCTTACAAGAATTAACGCAATCGGCGGTATCAACATTGAGCCGGAACAGATTGACGCATCTGCATTAGAAGATGCTATTACCAGATATGTAAAGGGGCGCGCAGATACCGGTGGCTCTTTCCCTATCACGGTAAACCTTACAGATGCCACAAAGGAAGAGTGGGAAGCACTTATCACAGCGTACAAGGCGCTTGCCGGCGGGAAAAGAATGTGGTTTGAAACGATTATCCCGGGATTTACCGAAGCGTTTTTTGTTGTGGCTCAGCCGCCAGAGCAGATTCCACAGCCGGAGATTGGTCAGAACGAACTTTTGACGGTTGAAATGAATCTTACCATTGAAGAATACAAGGGCATGGACACCGCTGTAGCTTTTACACCGGGGGAATAACACGTCAGTCGAATAGTTCGGTTGGATCGGCTGACGATAACCAGACAACCGAGCCAGAGCTTGAAGAAACAATTTAAAAGAACAGGGCGGTCTTCGGACTGCCCTTTTCATATATTAGAGGAAGAAAGGGAAAGAAAATGACAAAATTAAAATTTGGCGAGAAAGAATTACAGATCAAGTTTGGATATGAAGCAACCGTGAAAAGCGGAATTATCAAGAAAGTAGCAAAATTAGACCAGATGGAAGATATTGAAACGGTTGACGAAATCCTTTTATTTCTTCCAGAGTTAATCCTTGTAGGCGCGCAGAAGTTTCACAAAGAGGAACTTGGATACAATCCGGACAATGAGGGAGAAAAGGAACAGCAGCTTGGAAAAGTATATGCCATGCTGGATGATTACTTTGACGGAGAAGATGCAGATGTTCAGGTACTTTACAATGCACTTTTAGCGGAGCTGCTTGAAAACGGTTTTTTATCAAAACTGCTCAAAGCAGATCAGAAAGAAGCGGAGAAGAAAACTCCGAGGAAAAAGTAGAAGAACAGAGAGAACTTACATGGGGAACATATTGTGCGGAAATCCGCCCGTTTTGGCTGTTAGTAACCAAGGGATATGGATTTACTGTACATGACATAGACATGTCGTGCCCGGCTGACTTACAGCCATATGCAGATGCATACAGCTTGGAGAGAAAACAGCGGGATAATGAAATGTGGATGTGGTTTGGAACATACGGATTGTCTGCGGTATCGGTGGCAGTAGAACATTGCCTTGCCGGACGAAAAGCAAGATCAAAGTATATTAAAAAACCAATCAATGAGCAACAAGGGAAAGATGATTCAGAAATGACGGAAGAAGAAATTAAGAAACAGAGAGAGCTATTTGTGGCAAAGCTCAAAATTATGCAGTCAAACTATGAGTTGAGCCATCCAAAACCAGAAAAGAACTTGGAGGTATAAATATGTCAATTAGAATTGGATCTGCAAGACATGATGAAAATGGGAAATTGACCGGTGGGAGACCGGGAGATCAGACCGGAACAGAAGTAAGTATGCAAAACTTTTATGTTCATAAAAAAGGATGGTATGTGTTAAGGCCAAAAACAAAAGATATGGCGGATAAACTGGCAGAATCAATGATTACAGCGTGCAATAATGATAATATTGGCTACTGTCAGGGACACCGGCTTGGAATTGTCAAATATGGTATTAATTCAAAAGTAAAAACAGAAGCAGATTGCGGCACAACGGTACGTGCATGCATTATTCATGCAACTGGAAAAGATGTTGGAAATTTCACCACAGCAAATGAAAAATCTGTACTTCTTTCTAGTGGCATGTTTGATGACATTGGAGGTTATGCGGCAGGAATGGTTCTTTACAACGGAGATGTTATTGTCACAAAAACAAAAGGTCATACAGCGATTGTGACAAGCGGAAACCCTAGAAAAAATGTAAAAGATCATTTAAACCCATACCCGGAACCTGCAAGGATTTTAAAGAAAAAATTCCCTTGCATGAGAGGGGATGATGTGAGATGGCTTCAGACGGAGCTTATTTATCACGGATGCCTGGATGAAAAAGATAAAAAGGGAAACAGTAATGTGGACGGTATTCTTGGAAATGATACGGCGACCGGTATTGGAACATTCCAGAAAAAAGTCGGAATTACAGTAGATAAGAAATGCGGACCGGTTACAAGAGAAAAATTAAAAGAGTAGATCAAGGACGGTAAGGTGTCACAGCCTACCGTCTTTTTATTTTGCATAGAAAGTTGGTGCATATATGGCAGACATTGATGAATTACAAATAAAAATCAAAGCTGACTCTGCAAAAGCAAGTAATTCCATAGAAAGCCTTGTAAACAGCATGAATAGGCTCCGGGAAAGCATATCGTTTGACACTGCAAAACTTTCAAATATTGCAAGCGGAATCAGAAGCATTTCCGATGCAGCTACCGGGTTCAAAGGTGGTAAATCTTCGGAAATCACATCAATGGTGCGGGCACTCAATAAATTTTCTGGTGTTGATGCAAATTCTATCCACGGAATATCTTCTGCTGTGAGAGATCTTGCATCTGGAATAGCAAGTGTTAAAGCTGTTGATACAAGCGGACTCACAAGCATGGTGTCGGCACTGTCAAAAATTGGTGGCAAGGCATCTACACAGGCGACAAAGAATCTGCCGGCTTTATCTGCGCAGTTACAAAACTTTGTACGCCAGATGAACAAGATAGGTGCATTGAATTTTGATATGACCAATATGAGCAACCTTGTAACAGCCATATCAAGGCTTGGAAGCGTTGCAAGCGGACGTGCAGTAACAAATATACCTTTGCTTGCTGACAACCTTAAATATCTGTTTGAGACACTCTCAAAAGCACCAAATGTAAGCGCAAATATTTTACAAATGACACAGGCACTTGGAAATCTTTCAAACAGATCTGGCGGTGCGATTACTGGATTAAATAACAGCATCAGTAATCTTTCCGGTTCTTTCCTTGGATTTAAGACATCCACAGGAAAAGCATTGATCGGACTCAAGTCATTCACAAGACAGATTTTGTCCTCTATGGGGATTTATCTTGGTCTGTACGGAGCGATAAGAGGAATAAAAAATGCAATCGACATATCATCCGCATTAACAGAGGTTCAGAACGTTGTTGATGTTACTTTTGGTGACATGTCAAAAAAAGTCAATGACTTTGCACAGGACTCTATACGTCAGTTCGGTATGTCAGAACTGACATTGAAACAGACGGCAAGCCGATTCCAAGCAATGGGAACAGCCATGGGAATTGACAGTAGTTTGATAAAGAAAGCTAATGAGTTTTTGAATAAGCAGACAGATGGCTATATTGGTTTGTCTGATTCCATGGCTGATGTGTCTTTGAATTTAACAAAATTAACTGCTGATATGGCATCTCTGTATAACATAGATCAGGATGTTGTGTCGCAGGATTTAGCTGCAATATTTACCGGACAGACACGTCCATTAAGAGATTACGGTCTTGATCTTACACAGGCAACCCTTAAAGAGTGGGCGATGAAACAGGGATTAGATTCTGATATTGCGTCTATGTCACAGGCTGAAAAGACAATGCTCCGGTATCAGTATGTGCTTGCCAATACGCAGACAGCGCAGGGAGACTTTGCACGTACGGCTGATTCGTGGGCGAACCAGATAAGAATTTTAAAACAGTCGTTTGAACAGCTTGGCAGTGTTATTGGTGGAGCATTAATCAATGCTTTTAAACCATTCGTAAAAGCACTCAATTCCGTTTTACTGGTTGTTATCAGCTTTGTTACAAAGGTTACAAACGCTTTAGGCGCAATCTTCGGATGGAAATATGAGGATTCCGGCGCAGGTCTTGCAGATAGTTTTTCAGATGCGGCAGAGAGCGCAGGCGATGTTGCTGACAATACCGGACAGGCGGCAAAGAACATCGACAAGATGAATAAGGGCGTCCGTCAGTTTGATGAATTGAAACTGATTACCACAAATGATGGTTCGGGCAAAAAAGGTTCGGGCGGTTCCGGCGGCGGTGGCGCATCAGGCGGTGCCAGTGGCGGTAAACTCGTCAAGACTGATACCATTTTCAAAAATTACGAAAGTGATATTAAAAATCTGAAACAACTTGGAAAATACATCAGTGATGCCTTATCAAAAGCTATGGAGTCTATCAACTGGGATAAGATTTATTCCAAGGCAAGAAACTTCGGCAAAGGCTTGGCAGATTTCCTTAATGGTCTTATCAATCCGAGACTGTTTGGAAATGTTGGTAAGACGATTGCAGGGGCACTGAACACGGCAATTTATGCCACACTTTCCTTTGGTCAGACATTTGACTGGTCAAACTTTGGAAAATCACTGGCAGAGGGAATAAATAAATTCTTCAAAACATTTGATTTTAAAGCACTTGCAGAAGATATAAATACTTGGGTACAGGGAGTTTACAAGACAATTAAGACCATGATAGAAAATATCAAGTGGTCTGATGTTTGGAAAGGCGTAAAAGATTTTCTTTCAAACATTGATATTGAGACAGTTGAAATTCTTCTTGGAGCATTTGCTCTGAAACTTGCAGGCAAACTGTTAACAGGGAAACTTCTCAAGGAGACTATTGGAAAATTAATAGGAGCGAAATTCACAGCCGCTTTTGGTCAAACGGCGGTAAAATCATTGCTCTCTTATGCAATTCCTATTTCACTTGCTGTAGTAGTGGCAACGTTATCTTTTACGGTTGGAAAAGATAGCATAAAAAAAGATGCTAATAATTTAGAAAAAGCGTATGAAAAAGGCGGTTTTCTGCAATATCTTCAGGAAAGTTTTAAACAACTTCTTAATCCGTTTGAATGGATTAATGCATATGGCGGTGGAGTTTTGAGCCATGATACTGTGATGGACAAATTAGGCATTGGAAATGGAATGAATGTTGATGAATTTGTCAAAAATCTGCCTAAAAAGGAAGATTACAAATCATTAGATGATTTCCAAAAAGCATTAAATGAGTTCAATGATAATATGCCTAATAAATTAAATGTACCTGACAGCTTTGATCTAAAGGCGTGGATAGATGAATGGAAGAATATAAACGGATTAGATGATGTAGATTTACGAGCAGATGTTGTTCTTCCAAATTTACAAGAGAAGATTTCCGAGTTCAAAGACAATGTCAAAGAATGGTGGGGATTGAATGTAGAACTACCCGTTCGCAATAAATTAACAACAACTTTAGAGGATGTTTCTTCATGGTGGGAAGATGTAAAAGAATATTGGGGAGAAAAAAAGCTTTCAATACAGACAGAAATAGGAGAAATAAAAGGTAAAATAGAAGAAAAGTGGAATGAAGCTTTAACTTACATTCAGGAGAACATTTTCCCGTGGTTCACAAAGAAAAAGTGGATGGAAGTAGGGAATGGAATAAAAGAGGGATTGTCTGCTAAATGGGATGAGTTTTCCGATTGGTGGCAGAATACCGGAATATATAATTGGTGGGAAAATCATGTGAAGCCATGGTTTACAAAAAAAAGATGGGATGAGCAGGGAGACGGAATGAAAAAAGGTCTTTCTGAAAAATGGGGCGAATTTAGTAACTGGTGGAGTACATCTGGAATTGGTTCTTGGTGGACAAATCATGTAGAACCGTATTTTACAAAAGATAATTGGACATTCAGTGGCATTTCTGACGGATTGAAGCAGGCATTTGATAATGCTGTTGCAGGAATTAAGCAGGTATGGAATAATTTTGCAACGTGGCTTAATTCAAAACTGTCTTTTTCATGGGATTCTGTAAATATTGGTGGAAAAGAAATAATTCAAGCTGGCAATATTAACCTTGGAAAAATCCCAACGTTCGCCGCAGGAGGTTTTCCAAAACAGTACAGCATGTTTATGGCAGGAGAAAACGGCGTACCGGAAATCCTTGGAACAGTTGGAGGAAAGACAGCAGTTGCTGGGGGGCAGGAGATCACAGGTATTCGTGATGCTGTATACAGTACGTCACAGCAGGAAATTGCGTTACTTAAACAGCAAAATCAGTTATTGCAAGGAATCCTCGAAAAAGAATTTGGTGTGACACAAGACCAGATAGGAAGAAGTGCTAGAAAATACGCAAGAGAATATTTTAATAGAACGGGCAGAGAAGCATATAGTTTCTAGTGACAAATACCGCCGCTTGTGGTAGAATCATTTTATTACAAGTGGTGGGAGGAAAAGCTATGAATGAAAAAAGTGAAACAAAATTATGCAAGTACTGTCAGACGGAGATTCCAGCTAAAGCAAAAATTTGCCCTAATTGCAGAAAAAAGCAGGGTGGGGCAACAAAGTGGTTTGTTGCGGTGGTTATAGTTGTAATTCTGTTGATTGCCATATTTGGCGGAAACGGAGAAAACAACGATGCAGTTGCTGATTCTACCGAGCAAAATAAAAAAGTTTCTTCTATTAGTACGGTAGATAACAAGGAAGCGACAAGAGAAGAAGTTTCTGATTCTGATTTTTTGGTAAAAGAGTATCTGTACGAAAACACAATAGGAGACACATTAGATTTTTTGATTGTAACAAATAATTCAAACACGGATGTCGCAATTTCTGGAAACGCTACAGCCAAAGATTTAAGCGGGAATTCAATAGGAGCCGCCGACATGAGCATTGATGTATTGGGGGCAGGAGAAACATCTATTGGTGTTTTCTATTTTGATAGTGTGTCCGGAATTGACAAGGTGGATTATACCTTAGATTATGACGAAAACCCATATTATAAACCGGTTGTAAATGATTTATCCGTTGAACAGACATTTAATGATGAAAACGTGACTGTATCCGTGACCAATAACAGCACAAATCCGGCGCTTTTTGTAAGCGCGTATGCAATATTTTTTGACAGTAGTAATAATGTGGTAAATTACAACAGCACATATATTACAGATTCAGACAGTGAGATTAAACCAGGGAAAACTATTTCAGATCAGCTTGATTGCTATGGGAAATACGATCATGCAGAAGTATATTTTACTGGAAGAGCAGATAAATAGAATAATAAACTAAAGGAGAAGAATGTATGTACGACAAAGAAAAAGGGATTTATCCATCTGGAGGATATCTTGTTGGTAGAGATTTACCATTGGGCGGTTATGTTTTTACTGCAAAAAACGGTCAAAAAGGTTGCGTTACTCTTTACAAAAGCTATAAAGATTTTAAAGAAGAGGAAATGGAATTAACCTATGAATACTTTGAAGAAGATTATCATTTATCGCTAATGGAAGATGGTAATTACTTATTGGTGGAAAATGCAACAATACAGAAAATATAAGAGGAAGCGCAGAGATGCGCTTCTTTTTTGATTTATTTAGCACCTATCATACACGGTAGGTGCTATTTTTGTACCCATTTTTAGGAGAATAGCCATGAAAAAATATAAACCAATAGACTGGGGTAAGTGCTCGGAAAACCGGACACCAATAGGAAATCCGAATAATTGCTTTGTGGCGGATATTCTGCCGGACGGAAAAACGGAAATCTTATTTTTAAGTGATGATAACGGCATCCATATCAATAGATTCAGAAACGAAAAGTAAGCGGAGGTGATCGTATGGCATACAGCGGATGGCTTTTAAAGATTGGAAATTACATAGTGCCAATGTCTTTTATGAAAGCGGAATCATATAGTCCATATGTCAATATGCAGGATTTAGATGATTATACGGATGCCAATGGTTATCTGCATAGAAATGCCGTGGAGTTAAAGGCGTTAAAGGTCGAATTTGAGACCCCGGCTATGCTGACAAATAAGACTTTCAATGAGGTTTTAAATAATATCAGAAGCCAGTTCACAAATGCGACAGGGAGAGCCTGCTATATCACAGCGTATATCCCGGAATATGACGATTATGTGACGCAGTACGGCTATATGGCAGATTTTCAGCCTACGATATACGGAACATATGATGGAATAATTCGTTACAATTCAGTTCGGCTTGCTTTCATAGGGGGTGTGTACGGTGGTTAATTATAAATATGGCGACTTGTTCAAAAAAGATACGGTCGATAAGCAGTTATCCATCGTATCTGATGACGGAAAAGTCAATATCACAAATACAGAGCTACACCAAGAAAAATTCGAATTGACCGAAAGTTTGTGTTCAGAACAGGAATTGACGTTTGGTTCGTGTGAAGCCGCCATGATTAAATTCACGGTGTCAAATACATTTTTGCCAATGAAGGGCAGATGGATGACAGTAAGGATGTCTCTTGGTGGACATGCAGATATCCCGTTCCAGTTCGGACGATATAAGGTTGATTCTGATACGCCTACGGCAGACAGGACGTGCCGTGATGTTGTCGCATATGATGCTCTTTATGACATTTTAAATGCAGATGTGGCAGCATGGTATAACACTGTCTTTCCATCCCATAAAGAGCAGCAGAAAGATAAAGATGGAAAAACTAGGACTGTTACAGTTTATGATCCGGTCACAATGAAGCAATTCCGGGACAGTTTTTTTAAGCACTTCGGGATTGAGCAGGCTGACATTATACTGGTTAATGACGGCATGTCTATTGAAAAAACAGTTGCAGTCACGGCATCCAGCGAGACAAGTTCTGATACAGAGGAATCGAGCACCATAGGCGAATCTATGAGCGGCAAGGAAGTGTTGTCCTGTATTTGTGAGATCAATGGCTGTATGGGGCACATGGGGCGTGATGGAAAGTTTCATTATATATACCTGGAGCAGAATATACAGGGACTTTATCCGAGAAACGATCTTTATCCGGCAGATGATTTATTTCCAAGAGATCCGAAAAGCAACCGGATTGGAAAAGATTTATATATAACGGCTGAGTATGAAGATTTTCTTGTTAAAACGATCAATAAGCTGCAGATCCGGGAGCAGAAGAATGATATCGGCGTGATCGTGGGCACTGGAGACAATGCTTATGTGATCGAGGATAATTTTCTTGTCTATGGAAAAGGCACAAAAGAACTGAAGGGCATTGCAAAAAATGTTCTTTCCAAGATTAGAGGTATTGTTTACCGCCCGTTTGCGGCAGACTGCAAAGGAAACCCGTGTCTTGAGGTTGGGGATGCGGTGCGGTTGCCGACCAGATATGAACTGATCGAGTCCTATATTTTGAAAAGAACTTTGAAAGGCATACAGGCCTTGCGTGATGATCTGGAAGCGGACGGGGAAGAGTACCGGACAAACGGGGCGAACGGAATACAGAAAAGTATTTTAAAGCTCAAAGGCAAGAGCAATGTGTTGGAGCGAACCATTGAAAAGACACAGAGCACGATAACTGATGTTGAGAAGGGATTGCAGTCACAGATCACGCAGACCGCAACCGAAATTCGCACAGAAGTTAAAAATACAACGGATGGTTTATCATCGAGAATCACGCAAAATGCGAGCAGTATTACAGCAGAAGTTAAAAGGGCACAGGGACAGGAAGTTGAACTTGCAGCAGCTATTAAAATTAATGAGGACAAGATTACAGCGGAAGTTACGAGAGCAAGCGAAGCAGAGGGCGATTTGTCCGGAAATATAGAGGTGACCGCAACTAAGATACGGTCAGAAGTCAGTGCTTCTTTAACAGTATGGGATACCGAAGATTATGACGTTACACATTGTGGTTTCGGGAATCCACAAAATACATACCCTGCATCTTCGTATTATTCTGGACACAGTTTTTTGGATCAGAAGACTGGAAAGTTTTATGGTTGCGAACCAGATGGTGGAATAAGCAGTGGAAAATACAAATGGACTCTGATAAAGAAATTTAAGCAGCTTTCATCGAGTGCGTCCAGTACGATTACGCAGTCATCAAAGCAGATCAGCTTGAAAGTATCAAAAGACAGCGTCATTTCAGAAATCAACCAGTCAGCCGAGGGTATCAAAATTAAAGCAAAACTGCTTGAATTAAAAGGTTCTATGGAAATGACCGGGGGATATATGCATATTCAAGCGGAAGAGTCTGTAGAAAACCTTATTGAATTTAAACGCAGTGGAACACTTGTACAGATGGGAACGGATGGATTTCGAACAGTGGAAGGGACGCTTGAAAGTCCTGTTCATGAATGTACGGTTCAATATAATCATGTTTCATTGCATAAAGGCGCAAACGATAATGACCACATGATGATCCATTTAGACGGAGATACCGGAGTAGGTGGATTCAGAGGTGGAGTAATTAATGGATCTGACAAAAGAATAAAAAACACAATTTTAGATTTAAGCAAAAAGCAATCATCTGAGTTTATTTATTCTTTAAGAGCAAAATCGTATCGTTATAATTTCGAAAAAGATGGGTTCCATCATGGATTTATTGCACAGGATGTTTTGAAAAAAGCGGAAAAAGGGTGGAATATTTGTCCAAAAACGTTTTCAGACAGCAATGGGAAAAAGTATTACGGACTGAAATATACGGAACTGATTGCTGATCTGGTTGCCACAGTGCAGTTGCAGCATGACGAGATAGAACAGTTAAAGGAAAAGGTGGAAAATCTATGATAAATGCAAAAATTCGGGAATTTGAAAACGACATTATAAATTATGCAAATTTGTGTGAGGATGTCCCAATCGAAGCTAAGTACCTAGTGTTTAAGGATATTCTGCAGCAGATTAAGGAAGAAGCAAACAGACATGTTATAGCCGAACGGGAGCAGATGAAGCTTGCAAAGGAAAGGGAGAGTGAGGACCATGAACAAAGCGCATAGTGCTATTAATTGGGAGAATTACCCGAGTGATGAAACACCGCTTAATGAAAGCAATCTTAACAAAATGGACGCAGCTATTGGCGTTATTGATGATCGTGTAATCACTCTTGATACCACAAAAGCCACGAAAACAGAGGTAGCAACTCTTGTTTCAGACGTGACATTCGAGGAATCGACGGGAATTATCACAATCACGAAAAAGAACGGGTCAAAGGTTACGATCGATACGCAGATGGAGAAGATCGCGATCAACTTCGATTACAATCCGACTACACAGCAGATTATTTTGACTCTGATCGATGGTACGAAGCAGTACATAGACCTGTCGGCACTGATTACACAGTATGAGTTCCTTGATTCTGATACGGTAGCCTTTTACATTGATAAGGATGGAAAAGTGTCTGCCACCGTCAAAGAGGGTAGCATCGAGGAAAAACACTTGGAGCCAAACTATCTTGCAAAAATTAAGGTGGAAGTAGCAAAGTCAGAGTCAAGCCAGCAGGCAGCGGCAATGTCTGAAATAAACGCCAAAGCAAGTGAGAATGCCGCAAAAGCCAGTGAAACAGCGGCAAAAACATCCGAAACCAATGCCAAAGCGTCAGAGACAGCAGCGGCGAAGTCAGCCACGGCGGCAGCAATATCCGAGACTAACGCAAAAGCCAGTGAGAAATCCGCCAGTCAGTCTGCAGCCACAGCCACAAGTGAAGCGGCATCTGCCAGCCAGTCCGCCAGTACCGCCATAGATAAAGCCACAATCGCAACGCAGAAAGCAACAGAGATCATTGGTAAAGCCGAATCTGCAGCAGATAGTGCAACTAAAGCACAGAGTTATGCCGTGGGTGGTACCGGGAGCAGAGAGGGCGAGGATTCTGACAATGCAAAGTACTATTATGAACAGTCAAAAGACGTGTCCGAAGGTCTTAAAGGTGGATTGCAGCCACATGGAACGGTAGCTTTTGCAGATTTACCGGCACTTTCAGATGTTAACTCTGGTTGGATGTACAACATTTCAGATGAATTTACCACTACGGATGAATTTAAAGAAGGAGCCGGTAACGTCATTCCTACTGGTGCAAATATCTATAAAACATCAGATGATAAGTGGGATGTGCTGGCCGGAACTCCAGTTACCGGAATCAAAGGTGTAAATGAAGATTCTTTCCGTAGGGGCAATGTAGAACTCACAGCAGAAAACGTCGGTGCAGTGGCAACCGGTGGAGATACAGCAGAGAATACAGCAACTTTTACGAGTAGTGATGTGGCAGACGGATCAGCGTCAGCGTGGACGACTGTATCAAAATTATCAAGCGGCGAAAAACACTCTTCAATTTTTGCAAAGGTGTCACAGATGTTCAAGAATGTGCGGTATCTCTATAAAATGCTTGGAACGACAGACATTTCTAAGATTGGGAATGGTACTTGTACCGGGGCGATATCATCGTTAAACAGCGGTTTAGCAAATAAGTATTTTATTAAAATAATGAAAAGCGACTGGTCTGGAATTATGGGTTCGCTTATGCCAATGTTTAATATTAATAATGATAATATGATAGATCTCATTGCACACAACGAGCAGAATGATACTTATCCTGGCGTACGAGTTGCCCGTGCTAGTGCAGATTATGATGGTAATAACATTCCAGACACATATTTAAAAAAGTCAGATGCCAAAAATAATGTATCTGCCTTATCCAATACTGCAACAAATTATAATGACCAAACTCCTGTCGTGCAGTATTTCACTGTCCCGGATGATGGGTATTATCTTATTACAGGTCTTGTCACTTTCAGTTCAAACGCAAATGGGTTTCGTGAAGTTTTTATAACAAATACAACATCTAACTATGTCATGGGACGAGTCAGAGTTCCTGCGGTATCCGGCGGTGCATCAACTTTACAGGTAACGAGTGGTGGCACTTTCGGACCGGGACAGACTGGTACACTCAGTACTTATCAGAACTCAGGTTCAAATCTTAATGTGCAGGAATGGTTAAATATGGTAAAGATCGCACCTAAGCTGTAAAAAAACTGCATTAAAAATTAAATATAATAAAATCAAGAGCCTAAGAGCCGATTACATGACCATGTGTTGTGTAGCCGGCTCTTTTGCATAAAGCCTACGGGCAGAAAGGAAAATTATGCACTTAAAATTCATCACAGATAACTGGCAGATGCATAATTTTCAACCAGTAATTAATTTTTTAACAAAATTTAAACTAATCAATCGACATTCTGTGACAATAAGAAATTTACCTGTCGAAACTTGCGACCGAAAGAAATTGAATATTTGCGGGAAAATTTGTAAAATAAAATTGTCCGATAAGGGCACTTCAAGTTCTGGCTGAGGGGCGGGATAAGGCGTTTTCTTGTCCCTCAACTACAAACGAGTTTGTAATTTGTAGCAATTTGTCAAATGGGGTTGACGATATCGAACATAAGTTCTATAATTTATGTATCGCTATCGAAAGTGCGGAATGATTGGAGGAAATCAATATGGGGGAAAAAGAGTGCAATGAGGCAACAGCGTTTTACAAGGAAAAAATAACTGAAATGGTCGCGAATTGCGACAATGAAAAATGGTTAAGAATTATATATGTATTTGTTAAAAATTTATTAGAATAGAAAGAAAGCCAAGGGTTTGCGCATTGCCCTTGGCTTTTTCTTATTTGTTTTCTGAAATAGAATCAATAAAATCTTCTAGGTATTTCCAACCGGTATCATCAAGTTTTGATAATGCAGTTACAAGTCTTCTTTTAAAATCACTATTTTCTTTCTTTAGCACATCTGAAAGCAATCTTGTAATTTGTTCATCTTTAGTTTCCGGAACAAACATTTCACCGTTTCCAGTTAGGAACCATTCTTCATTTACGCTTTTACCATTCCAATTTTGTAAGCAAACAATTTTTGAAATTTTGTCGGTAACAGGTCTATCCCCTTTTTCTATTTGAGATAAATAAGTTTGCGCAACTTCAATTCTTTCTCCAAAATCTTTTTGGTTCATTCCTAATGATATTCTTAAAGATTTTAAGCGTTCGTTTACTGCACTCAAGTCTTCACCACCTTTCTGCAATAATATTATCACAAAAATATCACAAAAGCAATAATTTGTTATTGACTTTATATTTCTATTGCGTTATTATAATATTGCAAAAGAAATGGAAAAGAGGTGAGACGGTGAAAAAAATGACATTTCGGCAAAAGCGTGACTTACTCGATAAGTTTGAGCCATTCATTGTCGGTGGAATCCAACTCGTAAGCGCATTGGCTGGTGCCGCTGTCGGAATAGCTATCTGCTACTTTTTCTAAATGATATGTAGCAGTTGCTGTAATCAAAGCCACAATAAAAGGAATGAGGATATTTCTCAAAAATTCCAAGAAAAGATATTCTTTGTAGAATCTGCCTTTGGATGTAACTATGAAGCTAAAACTCGATCTATCCATAGATGTGTTTACTTTCGTTACATATCCTCTATCCTGTAAATCCAAAAACGCTTGGTATGCATCTTCTCCATCAAATTTACCTATATCGGAAAGTTTGATTGAAAAATTCGTTTTAGATATTTTCTTTAATATTATTCTTTCGATTTTTAGAAGCATGTTAATTCCTCCGTTTTTGAAAATATTATATCACAGAAAGGGATGATACAGTGAGTAAAATCAAGGCTCATGCAGTTGCATTTTTTAATAAGCATTTTGTGAAGTGGAAGTTTTTGCAGAGCATACTTATTATTCCATTTATTAAAGATGGGAAAATGTATTTGCATGTTTCACAAGTATGTGAAGATGGAACGAGAGTGGTAAAAAGAACGTTCCTCATTGAGCATATGGTTGATGATAACTTGGCGGTTACAAGCCAAACGCTCGCAGAGGAAAAGAGAGTGTTTAAAAATCCTACATTATTTTAATCCATGTAGTATATCCGCACTCTTTGCATTCTGGTAGCATTTCGCCTTGCTTTACAGTGACGATTCCAATTTTATTTTCGCCACCGCATTGCATACATACATATGTTCCTTTATCTGCAAACTCATATGTAGCAAATGTTTCAGAATAACCATTATCCATATTATCACCGCCTTTCCTTATTTAATAAGGAAATTATATCACAGGGAGAAAGGAAGTGAATACATGAGCGAACAGGAAAAGAAAGTTGTAGAAAAGTTGAAAGACGCGATTCCCAAAATGAACGATTTTCAGAAAGGATATGTTCTGGGAATGGTCGAGGGTTCAGCAAGCAAGGCAACCAGTGAAGAAACTGGGAACTCAAAAACGAAAGAATAAGAAGAACTGAATATTGAGATAGTTGAGAAATATGTCTAAATTTGCAGATTAAATGTGTTTGTAACACAGGAAATCAGTTGATACAATTAATATGCGACGGCGGCAGGAAATGAGTTACATTATTGCTTTATTTTCCGCATCATCTTTAGTATTTTATTTAATCTCTTTTGTACTTTTTTAAATCCTTTGTATAGGTCGATTGTCATGGATGTTATGGTTAGAATTATGAAGAAGTCGTAACCGGCAACACGCCATGCCAATAATGAGATAAGTATACTAACGATTTTCATGATAACAGTTCCTTTCATGATGGCCGCCGCCGTACATTAATTGTATCAACAAAGCAAAATAGAGACAACCAGTATTTTCCAACTATCAAGCGGTAGTTGGATTTTTTATTGCAAAAATCCGGAAAGGAGAAGAATGAATGAACAATTTAGAAACAACCAAAATGCAGACACCAATCGAAATTGCACTTGGTGTCGATGAAGACGGAATGACCACCGCAAGAAAGCTGTATGCGTTCTTGGAATTGGCGCAGGGACAGTTTTCAAGATGGGCGAAATCAAACATTGTTGATAATGAATTTGCCACTGAAAATGAGGATTACTGGGGGTTCGACATTAATGTCGAGGGTAACAAAACGCAGGATTACAAACTCACAGCCCATTTTGCAAAGAAACTTTCTATGAAAGGGAATGGAGCGAAAGCAGAAGAAGCACGAGATTATTTCACGACCTTGGAAGAACGTGTGAAACAAAAGGTAATCGACCTCAATCAGTTATCACCGGAGTTGCAGATGTTCCAGAAGATTTTCAATTCTGTAGCAGAACAGCAGTTAGAACAGAAACGGCAGGCAGAGCAGTTAAACCATGTGGAACAAAGAGTTGAGAGCATCCGAGAAGTGGTTGCACTTGATACAACATCATGGCGTGATGATACTGGAAATATTTTAAGAAAAATCAGCATGGAACTTGGTGGCGGACAGGCATACAGCCAAGTAAGAGCCGAAAGCTACGAACTGTTGTCAAAGCGAATGGGTGTAAATCTGAAACAGCGCTTAACCAATAAGCGCAGAAGAATGGCTGACGAGGGCATCTGTAAATCAGCAAGAGACAAATTATCCTACGTGGATATTATTGCAGAGGATAAGAAACTGATTGAGGGATATACAGCCATTGTAAAAGAAATGGCAATCAGATACGGAGTCGGAAAAGAATGAAAAAGTTAGCAAAGATAATTGAAATGATCGGCACCGTTGTTTTTCTGTTTTGCATCTGCATTGACGCAACGGAGTATCCGGTTACTGCCATACCTGTATTGATTGGATTGCTTCTTATTTATATAGGAACAAAAATAGATGGGGAGTGGCAGGAGTATACAGAAGAGATTGTAGATTACGATTACAGAAGTGAGTCTGATGACGATGACGGTATTACTTATATCACATTTGACACTGATTACAGCAAAGAAAAGGAATCATCCGAACCGACCAAAGCTGAATGATTCCAGTTCAAGCAATAGCATAAGCTATTTGCGCCTATTTTAGCACAAGAAAAGGAGAAATTCAAATATGAGAGCAGAAAACAATAAAGTGGAACTTACAGGAACGATTATCACAGAGCCGGAATTTAACCATGAGGTGTTTGGAGAGGGATTTTATAATATGCACCTCAAAGTGGATAGATTAAGTGGGACGGCTGATATTATCCCATTAATTATTTCAGAGAGATTAATCAATCTGAATGATAAATACACGGGCACTGCCGTTAATGTTTCCGGTGTGTATAGTTCTTATAACAAACATGAGGAAAAGAGAAATCGTCTGTTATTATATGTATTCGTCTGTGAAATTGAAAAAGCGAATCCGGGAGAGCATACAGATTTGAACAAAATCCAGCTTGACGGATATGTATGCAAAGAACCGATTTACAGGAAAACTCCGCTTGGAAGAGAAATTGCAGATTTATTAATCGCAGTCAATCGTTCCTACGGAAAATCAGATTATATCCCATGTGTTGTTTGGGGTAGAAATGCAAGATTTGTTGGTCAGTTGGAAGTAGGAACTCATATTGAGATCAATGGACGCATTCAGAGCCGCGGATATATTAAGAAATATGAAGATGGAACAGAAGAACAGAGAACATCATACGAGGTGTCTGTAAGCAAAATCAATGTATTAGAGGAGGAAAATTAAGATGGCAGAAAATACCGTTACAATTTCCGTTGAAGAATATGCAGATCTGGTTGCATGCAGGACGAAAGTTCATACAGCATGTGCCATTATTGCAAATGAGCACCAAAGAGACATTGAGCTGATGGGAAAAAAAGGAACAACTATTGATTCAAAAATTATAGAGTCAGCTCTTGGATATGTTGACGATGAAGCATGCTTTGAAGAGGCACTTAAAAAATATAAAGAGTGGAAGGAGAAGGAAAATGAAACTGAAAATTAGATCATTACATATGGAGAATTTCAAGGGAATTAAGAGCCTTGACGTGACTTTCTCGGGCAAAACGAAGATCAGCGGGCAGAATGCCGTAGGAAAAACAACTATCTTTGATGCGTTTACATGGCTTCTGTTTAATAAGAACAGTGCCGGAGAGGAAAAGTTCAATGTCCGACCACTGGATAAGGACGGCAACCGCATTGATAACGTGGAGATTAAGGTTGTAGCGGTTCTGGATGTAGATGGCAAGGAAATGGAACTTTCAAAGATTCAGAAGCAGAACTGGGTAAAGAAGCGTGGCACCGATACCGTGACTTTGCAGGGAAATGTCAATTCATTTGAAATTGACGGTTATCCAAAGAGTGAAGCTGATTTCAAAGCTTATGTTTCCGGTCTTGCGCAGAGCGAGGATATGTTTAAGCTGTTGACCAATCCGCAGTATTTTTCTTCTCTGAAATGGAAAGATCAGCGAGATATTCTGATGAAACTTGTTGCAGAGGTTTCCGATGTGGAACTGGCACAGACCGATGCCAAGTATGCACCATTACTCGGCGAGTTGGAGAAAGCACCGTCCACAGATGATATCCGTGCTAAGTTTTCCAAAGCGTTATCCGGGTGGAAGAAGAAACAGGCTGAAATTCCGGTGCGTATTGATGAAGCAGAAAAATCCAAGATTGATGTGGATGTGGCAGAACAGGAGCTTGCAAAGGTGGATCTGGTAAGAAGAATCGCTGAATGTGGCAAGAAAATGGAGAATGCCGGTAGCGCGTTGGGCGATTTAAGAAGTAAGGAAATGCAGTTGCAATTTGATATGTCCGGCATTATGCAGGTCATGAATGACGAACTTTCCGCAAAACGTAGAGGTCTTGACAGTGCCAAGGATGATGCAACACGAGAGTTCAATGACTTACATAATCAGATTCAGTCTGCGGAAAATCAGATCAAGGCAAATGAGAAGACAATTTCCGATACAGATGCAGAGCGGAAAAATCTTGGTGTTGAATACAATGCAGAATTTTCCAAGGCATTTGATGAAATGCCATATCTCTTTGACGAATCCAAGTGGAAATTTGATGAATCTACAACGGTTTGTTCCTTATGTGGTCAGAAGTTGCCGCAGGATAAGATTGAGTCTCTTAAGGCTGATTTTGAGCAGAAAAATGCAGATGCCAAGGCACGTGCCACCAAGCAGTTAGAGGATGCACGCAAAGCATTTGATGATGCAAAGGGCGCAAAACTTAAAGGTCTGATTGACAAGGGCAACGCTTGCAAGGCTGATATTGAGCGATTGACAAAGGAAAACGCCAAGTTGCAGGAAGACATTGTGGCACTCAAAGAGCAGGAATCCAAGGCACTTGCAAAGCAGAATGATTATGCAAAGCAGTTATCCGAGATCCCGGCAGAAGCTGATTATTCGCAGAATGAAGAGTATGTGAAGCTGAAAACAGAGCATGACAAGATTCTTGCTGATATTGCAAAGGTTGAATCCGAGGGCGTAGACAAGGTTGTTACTGATTTAAAAGCCGAGAAAGCCGATCTGCAGAGTCAGCTTGAAGAGGTGAACAAGGTTATTGCGCAGGCGGCTAACAATGTGGCGATTGATGATCGTATCGAAACGCTTCGTGACGAGCAGAAAGAAATCGGGCAGAAAGTTGCCGATCAGGAACAGATGCTTTATCTCTTGGAAGAGTTCATTCGTTTCAAGCTGGATAAGGTTTCAGAATCTATTAACAGCCATTTCAAGACCGTAAATTTCAAACTCTTTGAAATGCAGTTAAATGGCGGTATGAAAGATTGTTGTGAGTGTACTGTGAATGGCGTTCCGTATTCGGCTTTAAACAGTGGTCATAGAATCGTAGCCGGACTTGATATTATCCGTTCTCTTAGCGAGTTATACGGTGTAAGCGTACCGATTTTCGTAGATAACGCAGAATCACTGAATGAGTTCAATGTGCCGGATATGGATGCACAGTTAATCCTTTTGAGCGTTTCAGAGGACAAGCAGTTGAAAGTCGAGGGTGTGTAAATGTCAAGAGTAGGAATTGGGAACAACGTCACACAGCCGGATGCAAGGTGTATGTCATGCAAGCGTTGGAGGAACGCAAATAAATGGTTTTGGGGAGGAGACGGACATTGTTCTCTTCCGTATTGCGAAAAAGACGCGAGGAATAAAGGAAAGAGAGGTTGCAGATAAATGCAGTATATCAAAGCAAAATTTCCTAACAGCACAAGAAGCTACGTGTATCGCACCGAGGATTTCGTGAAAGCTGGTGACACGGTTGTAAATTCTAAGGGTGCAAAGCTGACTGTTACAGATGAATCAGTGAATATGAAGTGGGTGGAAACCTACGGTGCTGATAAGGTGGCAGTTGTAAGGAAGTATGAGAATCCACAGAAGGTAGATGTAAATTCTTTGGATGAAGAAACAATATGCAATTATTGCATATATAAATCTGATTGTCCTAAGGGTGTTAGATGCTATGGCGGAGAACCTGTCTTTCCTTATTGTGCAGAGCATGAGCCGGAAGATTGGTTTGACGAAGAAACGTATTTGGAAGATTTAGAAGAAAGCGAGGAAAAATAATTATGGCAGAAACAAAGAAACAGGAAGTAGCAGTAGCAGAAGAAAAGACAGAGGTTGCAACACACAATAACAAGGTTACCGATTACAGCCTTGGAATTTTCGGAACATCCGACAATTTCATCATGGCTATGCAGATGGCAAAGGCACTGGCAAGTTCAACAATCGTTCCGCAGACATTCCAGAAGAACGATGCAAACTGTCTGATTGCTATTGAGCAGGCGCAGAGACTGCGAGTAAGCCCACTGATGGTTATGCAGAATCTGTATGTGATTCAGGGTAGACCGTCTTGGAGTTCAAAGTTTCTGATTGCCGCAATCAATAACTCCGAAAAATTTGATATGGAATTGCAGTTTGACGAAGCAAAGGACAAGAACGGCAAGCCATTCTCATGCACGGCTTGGACTATGAAAAATGGTCGCAGGGTTGAGGGCATGGAAGTAAATATGGATATGGCAAAAGATGAGGGTTGGCTTGGCAAGAACGGTAGCAAATGGAAAACCATGCCGCAGTTAATGCTTCGGTATCGCGCCGCATCTTTCTTCTCCAGTCTGAATTGCCCGGAGCTGACAATGGGATTATATACGAAAGAGGAAATGCAGGACAACGATTTCAAGGAATATCCAATGGAAGATTTGCAGGAGCAGGTCAAAAGAGATATTGCCGAGAACGCCAATTCAGAGGATTTTGTTGTAGATGCGGAAACAAAAGAAGTTGAAAGCGCAGCAGTCGAAGCGGAAGTTGTTGAATCGGCAGAGAATGACGAGAATTTGCCAGACTTTATGAAGGACTAGGAGGTTGCCATGAGAGTTATATCGCAGGACGGAACAATGGATTTCCCGTATGATAACGCTTTGGTTTCTGTATATAAAGGATGTATAAATGGGCGCGTTTATGTGAGAATGCAGATATGTGGATATGATGATTCAGTAGATGTTGCAGATTATTCCACCGAAGAGAAAGCAAAGAAAGCTATGGAAATGCTTAGAGAAGAATATCAAAAATATGCAAGCCAGAATTACATGAAAGTATTTCAGTTCCCGGCAGAGGAAGAATTGGAGTAGCCTATGGAAGTTATTTCATTTTTAGAGTCAGTTCAGAAAGGTATGAAAGATAATATTTATAAATTCTGCAAAGATGGGAGATGCAGTCAATGCGGTAATTGCTGTTCCAACCTTTTACCAATGAGCAGAAAAGAGGTAGCTGCTATTCACAGATATGTCCGTAAGAACCATATCAAAGAATGTAAGCACCTGCTTCCTACTGTGAAAAAACCGTATGATATGACATGTCCTTTTCTTGATACGGATAAGAGTTGCGAGAAATGCAGAATCTATCCGGTTCGACCGGAAATTTGCAAGCAATTTATCTGTGACAATGAGCATAGGGCAAAGCATAATAGGGCATTGTTTGGACAGACAAGACAGATTATTGATGTGAGGAGTGAGTTTTATCACAGAAATGGAAAATAGGCAGAAAGAAAAAATTACAAAAAGCCGAGAACGCGTCAAAAAGTTTGGAGAAGTTTATACGCCGGGCTGGATGGTACAAAAGATGTGCAATATGTTGGAAGATGAAAATGGTGGTGCAGAGTGTTGGAGAGGAACAGTGTTGGAGCCTGCGTGTGGTACTGGAAATTTCCTTGTGGAAATCTTGAAACGGAAACTGTCAATAGGAATGACTGAAACGGAAGCTGCAGAGACATTATTCGGCATTGATATTCTGGCAGACAACATAGAAGAGAGCATACAGAGACTTACGGATCTTGCACCGACAGCAGAAAGTATATTCAGAAAGAACATTGTTCAGGGTAACTTTTTAAAACCGGAAGGAATATGGTTTTTGGAGGATGCCGAATGAGAGAAAAAGCGGAAGACCCTTATGTATCTCTTGGTATATGCTCCAGATGTCACAAAGGCATATTGGGAACGCAGTACAAAATGTGCGCTGAGTGCCGGGAGAAGAAAGCGAAGGTAGAAGCTAAGAGACTTGCAAGGGAAACACCGGAACAGGCAGAAGCACGGAAAGAAAGAGTCCGTACCAGATATTACATGAATAAGTCCAGTGGAATATGCGTGAAGTGTGGAAAACGTAATGCAGTATGCGGAACTGTTTTATGCAACAGGTGTTTGGCAAAGAGGCGTTCGTGCGAGAAGTCCACAAGCCAAAGGGAGTACCGGGAGGATAAAGGATTGTGCATAATCTGTGGTAGACCGGCGGTATCTGGAAGAAAGCATTGTGAGGAACATTTAAAGATGCTACGGAAAACAGTTGCAAATGCGGCAAGCCATATAGACTACACGAAACATCCTTGGATAATCGATAATAAACACATATTTGAAAATTGAGGTGAAAGAGGTATGAAACTTAAAACATTAGGTTCTGGTTCATCCGGTAATTGCTACATGCTGGAGAATGACAAGGAAGCTTTGATAATCGAAGCCGGGTTGCCTTTTATGGAAGTCAAGAAAGCACTGGATTTCAATGTGATGAAAATTAAGGCTGTGATTACTACCCATTTCCATATTGACCATAGTCTTTATAGCTTACAATATGTGCAAGCTGGCATTCCTGTTTTTGAACCATGCAGACCGCCGATAAAATATTCTGAAATGCGTTTTAGAAAAGGAAATTTTGACATAAGGGCATTTGAAAACCGTGATAAATCTGGAAGATGGCTACATAACAACGGAGACGGTTCAGAGTGCCCGTGCGTTGGGTTTTACATTACGCATCCAGAGATGGGAAGCCTTGTGTATGCAACAGACACGGAATACGTCAGATGGAGATTTAATGGTGTTAATCACATCATGGTGGAAGCCAACTATGATATGCAGTTTGTGAACCGAGAAGAGCCAAATTACGAACACAGATTAAGAGGTCATATGAGCTTACCAACGGCACTTGACTTTATTTCTACTAACGATAATCCGGCATTGCGAAATGTCGTTCTAATACACTTATCAGATAAAAGCGGAGATCCCGCACTATTCAAACAAAGGACAGAAGAAACAGTTAAATATGGAGCAAATGTTTATATTGCAGAAAAAGGATTAGAGGTTGATATGAACCTTTGCCCGTTTTGATAGGTTGAAACACCAATGTGAAAGCATAAAAGAAACCAGTTTATGCGGTATCTGACTTTGGTATGGAATTTAATATATCACAAAACTAAATTGAAAGCCATGAGATACCTTTGGCGGTTGCTAAAAGTGACCGCCAGAAAGGAGAATACGTGTTAATAATTGAGGATAAAGGACAGAAAGAGGGCTTACATATCCTTAAGAATAGATATTTTAAAAGCCACGATATGGAAGTCTTGCGTGCACCATTGCCGGTTGGAGATTACATAATTGCCACAGACAAGGTAGCGGATGTTATCCGTAGAAAATCAGCTAGAAAAATGGAACTTAAAAAGATGGATTTTCTTGGCACATATGATGTTTCCGTTGACACGAAAAAAGACATGCAGGAAATTGCTGGGAACATCTGTGGAAGAGCACATCCGAGATTCCGTGACGAGTGTATTTTGGCGCAGAACAACGGAATTAAGTTATATGTGCTTATTGAAAATACAGACAAGGTGTATTCCGTCAATGATGTATCTACATGGCATAATCCTCGAGTGGACCGGTATAACAATATTGCATATATGCACACGCTTGGAAAATTGCTGAATGTACCGCTACCGAAAACAAAGCCGACATCTGGCAAGGTATTGGCAAAAGCTATGTTGACAATGCAACTTAAGTATGGCGTTGAGTTCGTATTTTGTCGCCCGGAAGATGCTGGGGCAAAGGTTATTGAATTGCTTGGAGGTAGTGAAAATGGCGGAGAATAAGCGGTATTACTGGCTTAAACTGATGGATGATTTCTTTGATAGCAAACGAATCAAAAAACTCCGAAAGATGGCTGGTGGCGATACATATACGATCATCTATCTTAAGATGCAGTTGTTGTCGTTGAAAAAAGGTGGCTATCTGGAATATTCCGGATTGGAAGATGAATTTTACAAAGAGATCGCCCTTGATATTGACGAGGACGAAATCAATGTTCAAGTAACGATTCAGTATCTTCTTTCCTGCGGATTGCTTGAAACATCAGATTCCATTGAGTACAAGTTGCCATTTGTGCAAGATAACCTAGGAAGTGAGACTGCAAGTACCAGAAGAAGTCGTAAATCTAGGGAAAATGCACAAAAAGCGTTGCAATGCAACAGTGGAGCAACGGAGTGCAACATTTTGCAACAAAATTGCAATGTAGAGATAGATATAGAGAAAGATATAGATATAGATATAGAGAAAGAAAATACAAAAGAAAGCGTGCCTGCATCTGATTTGGACTTTGACGCGGAATGGGGATGGGAATACACGATCAATGCATATCCAAAGAAAACGTCGTTAACGTCTGCCAAGGTAGCATGGATGGACAAGCTTTTAGAAGTTATCGAGCCGAACAGGAAAGCCGTTGCAAAGCTGATATATGAGGCTACAGTGGCATATGTTACTGACTATATAGAGAAGAATCCGGATGATACAAATTATCGTTATATTCCGAAATATGGTGATTGGCTGAAAGAGGATTGCGATTACTGGATTCGTCAAGTTGAGAAACGAAAGCGAGGTGAGAGCAGTTGACGGAAGCAGAAATTGGAGTGATCGGATGTGTATTGATTGACAATGATTCCATGTACAAGGTTTATAACAAATTGAAGCCGGAAATGTTCAGCTCTGAATTTTGCCAAGATGCTTTTGCTGAAATGCTTGCCATGTATGATCGTGGAGAAAACATTAATGTCGTTTCACTGTCTCAGTCACTTGAAAACCACAAATGGGAGCCGGAAATGATTGCCGGGGAGCTTAAGGAATGTATTGCCGCAACTCCGTTATCGACAGCAATGAAAAACTATGCGGATGCAGTCATTAAGGATTGGCGGGCAAGGGAAACGAAAAGCCTTTTCCAGAGAGTGAGCCTTAGACCATGTGATATTGATAATTCGATCGCGGAAGTTCTTACAAGGCTTGAAGAAATCCAAGTTAATCAGTTGAAGAAATCTAAGTTGATGAAGCAAATCGTATCAGAGAACAAAGATAAATACTTCAATGATGATGTGGGAGAGGACAGGGTAAAGACAGGATTTTACCATCTTGACGATTGCCTTGGCGGTCTTGAAGGCGGAGACATTACAGTTGTTGCCGCGAGACCGGGAGTTGGTAAGTCTGCTATTGTGGCACAAATAATCGAGAATATGGCAAGAAAAGGCTATAACACTTGTTACTACAACATGGAGATGAACAACAGTCAGATTTATGAAAGGTTTGTTTCAAGAATGTCAAAGATTGGTCTGACAAGAGTTCGCAGGGCAAAGGCTTTTCTTGGTGGAGAGAAAGAAGCCTTTGACAAGGCAAATGATGAGCTTGAAAAATATCCGATCACAATTGACGATCAGACAAATGTTATTGAGGAAATGAGAACGCAATGCAGGCATCAAAGATATGACGTGATCGTAGTTGACTATCTGCAATTGGTACGGTGTAACCGGAAGTTCAATAATCGTGCATCCGAAGTCGGGGAAGTTTCGAAGCAATTCAAAGCACTTGCGAGAGAGCTTCACGTTCCGATCATCCTATTGTCACAGCTTAACCGAGTATCGGAAATGAATGTAACGAAAGAGCCTACAATGTCCGAATTAAGAGAATCCGGAGATATTGAGCAGGATGCTTCCAATATTATTCTTATGTGGAATTTGGATGAAGACAGAAAATTTAAAGGCTTGAAAGTTGAAAAGAATCGACAGGGTACACCGTTTAGAGAAGTTGTTCAGTTTGAAGGTGATCGTATGGAATTTATCGAGCGAACCGAAACCATTGAACAGATTCAAGCACGGATGCGACAGAAAGACGGTTTCCGAGAAGTATGTGGCAGCACACCATTTGATTAAAAGGTGAATGATTATGGCAAGTAAGAAATTTGAAAAAGGTTCCGAAGAATGGCAGTTTTTTAATGACTATTATAAATTCCGGCAGCAGTTTTATGAAGCTGATAACGAAGATGAGTGGTTCCAAGGAATGATGGAAGCAGGGGAAATGCTAATTAAAAAATATGCACGGACAAATATATCAAAATATGTTCAAAGTCTTGTATTTAGCCATTTTGAGGATGTAGAGAGGAGATGGAAGAGCAAATGAGTAATGCACTGGCAAGAAAGAAAAAGCGGATGCAGCCACTTGGATATTCCAAGAGTGAACTGATCGGAATACAGAGACACGCCAAGGCACAAAGCAATGCGGATTATCTAATAGAGGAATCCTATTATAACGTCCGTATGATGGCATATCAGGCACTGCATGATAAGTTCGGATTCGGACACAAAAGAATCATAAAGGTTGAGCAGACTATTGATGCATATGTGGAGAATGCAAAGGATGGAACGACAGGCGAGGAACTTGGTTTTTATCTGAAAGATAAATGCAAGATTGACGTGCGAGAGGAAACTAATAAGATTCCGTATCGTGAGAGCTTTTATCTGGTAGAGAGAAAGATTGCACCGAACTGCATGATACAGGCAAATAAGTTTTTACTGGCACAGGTATTTAATTATTTTGCTATGTTGGGTGTCTGCCTTAAAACACAGTTTAAATTTTCGGGAAATCAGATCAGACAGGTTTATGAGAGAATCAGATATTTGATTAACTGCCTTGCTACCGGATATGAAACCATGACGGGGATCGCAAGTGTACTGGAATGGGAATGTAAGTACATTGATAAGCGGTTTATCGGAAAGACGTATGAAATATAGGAGGAATGGTTGATGGACAAGTTAGCTGTGGAACTGCAGGATGGATATTTTGTGGAGATTGATTCTCTGAATCACACCCTGAGACAGAGATATGCCGGACAGGATAAGGACGGCAATGAAAAAGAAAGCGTTCGAACAATCGGATATTTTGGAGACATGAAACAGTGCATTAAGGCTTTGTTAGAGCGTTATCCGAGTGAGTTATCCGAAAAGGCGCAGATTTCCTTTAGTGAATACTTGGAACTGTTGGATAAGGCTTATACGAGGTCAGAACAGCTTGTGAACAGGATCGGAAAGGAGCAGGAAAATGCTGAATAGAGAAAAATACGCGGAAGAGATTTTAAATATTGCCTGTGATGGATGCAATATTGCGTTAATTAATGGGAAACTGGAAAAATGCAGGGGAGTCTGCAATAAATGCGATTTTTGCGATAATGACATTAGAAATGCTGGTCGTTGCAGAGAAAAAGCAAAAGAATGGGCGAACGGCCAGTATGTTGATTGGAGCGAAGTTCCAGTCGATACACCGATTTTGGTCAGAGATTCTGAACTTTTTGCGTGGAGCAAAGAACATTTTGCAAAATATGAAGATGAAACGGTTTATACATGGGATTACGGAAAAACGTCATGGAGCACATATGACGGTAAAATGAGTAGCTATAAATATGCTATGTTGCCGGAAAGTGAGGATCAGAATGAAAATAAGCAGGATTAAAAACCGGATATCTGAGGTAGCAACAGAAGCCTGTGGGTATTCTCCTCTAACAAAAGTGGTTTCGGAGGAAGAGATCAACAGAATTTTGGAGCAGGAAAGCGGATGGATTCCATGCAGTGAGCAGATTCCAGAAGAACCGGAAGAAAATCCGTTATTTGAGGGAAAATGTCTTGAAGTGTATTTGGTAACAACAAAATACGGAAGTAGTGAGCAAGACAAGGTATACCCATTTAGAGCATTTTGGAATGGAATTAATTTCACGGATGGAATGAATATTCTGGACGTTATTGCTTGGATGCCGCTACCAGAGTCATACAGAGAAAGTGAGGAATGATATGAAAGATGGAATACATCCTGATGGATGCATAGTGACAAATAAACAGACCAATGCAGACCGGATCCGGAGCATGACGGATGAAGAGCTTTTAGATTTCCTTTGCTCAATCGAAACATATGAGCAGGGTAGCGTAAAGACCATTGAGGGCGGCGTAGCAATGTGTTCTGTTGCAGAGGTGGAACAATGGCTTAAGGCAGAAAGTGAGGGATAGCATGAACAGAGCGGAAACAACAAGGTTTCTCGGAGAACTGCTTGTAAGTAGCCGATTTAGCGGCATGGGTAAATACTGGGCGAGTGAGGTTAGCATTGACGCGTTCACAACTGCCGGGAAGGGTGGAAGAGTAGATTTCATGCAGTTTGAACCGCCAAACCAATACGCAGTGTCATCGTTGGAAAAGGGAATTTTTATATGCTACGAAATCAAAAGTTGCAAAGAGGACGTATACAGCGGGAATGGTCTAAACTTCTATGGTGAGAAAAACTACATAGTAACCACGATGCAGTGTTATAAAGATATTCTTTCAGACTTGAATGATAGAACTTTTGAAAAACATCTTATTAAAACAAATCCAGAATCTTCCAAGAATTTTGGAATTATAGTGGCTGTTCCGTGGATGCGGGATAAATATCAGGAGTTTGAAGAACCGACACGGGTATCGGATGCTGTATCGTGGAGACTGGAAATAATAAAGCCCTGCATCGTGGGAAGCAGAAAAAAGTCTATGACGGAAATGCTGTTTTGTATGATGCGGAGCGGACATTAAATTTGAGAAAACGAGGAGTGGTATGGAAAAGATGACAGACGGAACATGCAGTATCTTAAATGATACTTGTCCGGAAAAGAATATTATGGACTGCCGGTATTGTCAGTTGCATAGCGTTGTTGAAGATTACAGAGACCGGGTATACAGGAAGCAGGAGGAGAACGATGGAGAGATTAGCACAGACAAGTGATAGAGGCGGAGTTGCCTTTACATTTGATTTAGACATAACCTGTGAGCCCAGTGAGATAAAAAAGATACTGAAGCTTGCTGAGAGGTTAAAAGACTATGAGGATGCCGAGGAGCAGGGATTACTTCTGCGGTTGCCGTGCAAGGTGGGAGATACTTTGTATCGGGTAAATAAAGGAGCGAAAGAGCCAGTTATTATGATGCGCGTTATCCAGTTATATATCAAGCAGATTCATAAAGACAGAACTATTATGAGAATTGATGTTATAAATGACGCTGATATGGGTGAGAGTTGCTATTTATCGTGCGACATTGGCGAAAGGATATTCCTTACTAGAGAGGAAGCCGAAGCCAAGCTGAAAGAAATGGAGGGGGAAAGTGATGTACTGTGATGGAAGATGTCAGTATTTAAACGAACGTAAACATAAATGTGAGTTGACCGGAGAAAAATTGACTTACATGAAGCAGACCGGAAGTATTTCATTTTCCGTGCATGAACACAGAGGAGTTTGTAAAGGGAAAAAGGTGGAACGCGATGGAGAATAGATTTTTATACCGCGCAAAGCGGATTGATAATGGAATATGGGTATACGGATTGCCAAGTTATGACACAGACGGAGAGATCAGAGAAATTGAAGCGTATGAAGATGCGGATGTTGAATTTTATGCCGTTGATCCATCTACCATCTGCCAGTGCACCGCAATGCCTGATAAGAACAAAAAGCTGGTGTTTGAACATGATATAGTATGGGATTCTGACGAAAGAGCTTTTTACGAGATTATCTGGAATCAAGAGGATATGTGTTGGAATGTTGAAGATGCAGACGGTCATAAATCTGAGTTTAAAGAATGCTATGGAAGCACAATTGAAGTTAATGGTAACAGATTTGACAATCCGGAACTGTTGGAGGTGCAAGATGCCGAGAACCATAGCGTATAGAGCGGGAGGATTTACAAATTGTGGAATCGGTTACACAAAATTCAGTCAGGAGGAATTGGCAGAAATGAAAGATAGAGTCATGACGGAGAATGAAGCAATTGAAGAATTAAAATATGATTGTAACGAACTTGGAAAAGCGATTCCGTGTGATACATCATGGGGGAAATCTTTTGAAAATGCTTATGCAATGGCAATAAACGCACTGGAAGAGGTACAGAAATACCGGAAAATCGAAAAAGACTTAAAAGAACGTTATCATGCCAACGTAGATATTCCGCTTTTGATGCACCACTTTATCGAAACGGTGTTTGAAGGGGAGAAGCATGAGGGATTTTGCCTTTTAACAAACGAGGATGCTAAGGTGTGGGAAGAATATAAGGCGATCGGCACACCGGAAGAATGCCGGGTAGCGGTGGAGAAGCAGACGGCAAGGAAAGGAATAAGAGAAAAGATAAAGAAAGGATACAATAGAGGAATGCATCACTATTATTGTCCTGTTTGTTACGAGAAGGGAGATTTAAGAAACAAGTATAATGTTGGGTTATATTGCAGTGGCTGTGGTCAGAAATTAGATTGGGAGGATGAAAAATGACAAGAAATGACATAGTAGCAGAATATGTAAGAAAACGTTGTCCTGAGATACTTGAGACTACAGATTTTGCAGCATTTGTTTTTGAAATGGCTTGTAAAAGCTTTGTAGATAATTTTGAAAAAAGTATAAAAATAGATTTCAAAAAGTTGAGAAAAATTTTTGATGACTAGAACAGGATGGAAGGGATAAAAAATGAGCGAAGAACTTAAACCATGCCCGTTCTGCGGCGGAAAAGCAATGTTCTTTACCATTGTAAATAAGTCATCACATTCGGATGTTGGAGTAATGTTCAAAATCAAATGTATGAAATGCGGAACAGAACTTCCAAAAAGCTATGAATGTGAGATGTATATGGATCAGGACGGTGGAATCAGAACAGGGAAAGACGAGCGAACGAAAGCAACTACAGATTGGAACAGGAGGGCAAACGATGAGACTGATTGATGCGGATGCACTAAAGAAAGATTTAAAATCGGTTACTTTAAGCAATGGAACTTTAGTAAATACAAATGCAGTATTGTATTTACTAGAAGAATATCCGACGGCTTATGATGTAGACAAGGTTGTGGAGCAGTTGGGAAAATTAAAGAAAGCAGAGCAGGACAGACCAGATGATTGCGACGAGGACGGATGCGGAGACGGCGAACAAATCTACGATGACGGGAGAAGCCAGGGAAGATTTGAAGCATTTGGCAAAGCAATCGAGATCGTGGAAGGCGGTGGAGTAAAGTGACAAGAGAAGATAAAGAAGCAATTTTAAATAGTTTTGACGAAACAATGATACAACCGGATGAAGCAATGAACCTCACAGAAATGAGAGCATATGTAAAAGGTTTTGAAGATGCTAGAAATGCAATGTTTGATGCGACTGACAAGTTTTATCGAAGTAATAAGACGGATTAGAACCGTAGAGAAGAGGTGCACTGATATGTCAAAAGCAGCATTAGTTATGGATATGCCGGAATCATGTGATATGTGTGATTTTGTAGATGATGAGCAACCGCCAAGATACGGAGAAAAAACATTGTATTGTGGAGTACCGGGAATGGGAGAGGACGTAACAGATTATATAGAATGTAGACCCGAATCTTGCCCGCTCCGGGAGTTGCCAGAGAAGATACCAGAGTTGAAATCTGGTTATGAAGATCTTGGCACATCAATACGTCGGGTGGGTTGGAATGCCTGCTTAGATGAAATTTTAAAATAAATTGAAAGGAGTGAGATGTTTGCCATCAGATTGGATGATTTAAAAGCAATAAAACGATGAATTTATTGCATAAAACACAACATAATTAAATTTAAAGTGCACTATTGTAGATATGTGCACGGAATATCAGAAAGGAGCCGGGACCTATCCGGATAAAAGGCGCGCCGGGTTCCTGTGAAAAAATGAAAAATAGTGAATTAAAAGAATATTTGAATACATTCTCGGATGATGCACCAATAAGTGTTATTTTGGCAAATCCGAGAAAAAGAAAGAGATATGAAATAACGGGAACATTTTGTGTTAAAGATCTTGGACAACCAGTATTCTGTATTGAGGTTGGAAAAGAAGTTGATATGGATGCAGAAGAAATTGCAGCCTGTGAAGAAAGTGAACGCAATGCGGATGATTTGGAAGGTCAGATGGAGATCACAGACTTTCCGGAGGTGCTGCCATGATAAACGGAGAATTGATAGTAGATAACTTTGCCGGTGGGGGCGGCGCTTCCACTGGTATAGAAATGGCAACCGGATACAGTG